TTCTTGATATGCTCTTCGATGTTGTCCATAGGTAATTACCTCCTTTAGTTATTTAGATCCGTGTGCTGACTGCTTTCCTTTCATACCAAATGAATCTCTCATCAGTCGCAATGTAGTAGTGAACTTTCCATTTGTACCTGCTTGTTCGTTGTAACTATGAGATACTTCGGCAATCAAATACTCTCCACTACTTTCTGTGTCAATTGGTTCAGTCTTCTGTTCTGTAGAAGGAACCTTACTTACTAGTCTAATGTCTATTTTGTCTCCTGCACAAATTTCAGCATTTCCTGGTATTACGATTACTGCTTTCTGATTAGAGAGCATCTTAAATCTTGCTTCTGCTTGTGCAGCATAGTATTTTTGTCTATCAGCATAAGAACTTGGTTTTTTTGATCCATCTTCTGGTTCTGGTGATGCTGGTCCAGGTTCATTATACCATGTCTCATGATCAATTACCATGGACATAACTCTACTAGGAAATGCCTCCAAATTCTTCTGTGAAAGAGGTATAGAACTCAATCCATCCTGTCCACCCAGATGTGCCATATTTTCCCATGCCTCACTCATGAGATAGTCATATTCACTATATTGACCTGTAGACACATTAAACATGACAACTTTAGTGCCATATCTACCTGATCTCAATCCTGTCATCAGATCAACGTCTGATGAGAATTGTGAGGTTAAGATTGTATATCTATCATCTGCTCCATCACTTTGATTAGCAACTTTTTCTACATATGGACCCCATGCTGTTGTTTCTAATTTCTTAGATTTTAATGGACTATCTTTATCAGCGCATAAACTATCTACTGCAAAGAAATTATAACCTCTATTGGTCTCCCAAAAGAAAAATCCACCACTTCCCTTCAACCTTTTACCACTAGTCTTTTTATTATCTTTGTTGAAAGCAGTTCCCCTTTTATCATTCTTGTTTTTACTATCAGTCTCTGTTGTATATTTTGCTTGGGGTGATACTGATTTTCCTGCTAATTTTGCAATAATATCAAATGGTCTCTCCCTATTAGGAAGATACTTTACTTCAAATAATGAATTTTCAGAGAATATAGTTTTAGTTGATCCTAGTTCATTTACAAGTTTGATAGCAATAGATTCTGGGTTACCAACTAATGGCGCAGACATTCTTACAGTTTCATTGTTAATTACTTCCTCAGAAACCAATCCTAATGTATATGCCTGTTTATTTTGTTGAGTATATCTGTTACCAACCTTCCATATTCTCATTATATACTCAGTTACCTCATCCCTAGCATTAGTTTTTACATTAATAATTACTTTCTCTGAACCCATAATAGGAAGAGAACTTATTAATCCAGCACTATCAACAATAACTACAGTTGCAGAAACATATGGAAGCGCAATAGCTTCAACATATTCAATATTCTGAACCAATTGTTTTATTTCAATGGGTTTATCACTATTTGCAGGGTAGAGTTTGACACTTTTTAACTCATAATCCGTTGTTGATTGAAACTGTGACATTATATTATCCTCTTATCTCATCAATTGGATACTATTGAGCGTTGACAAGACACCTTGCCCATTTACCCCATCAGCAGCTACTTCTGTTCCTGCTTTACCACTTTCTTTTGAACTCGTTTCTGGAACTACAGCAGTTACTACTACCTCTCCATTTTGTGCTTTTCTATCAGCAGCAGCAACATCTGCAGATGTGGATCCTAGTAGATTAGCAGATTTCTCAGCAGCACCAGTTGGATTTAAATCTTGACGATTTCCATATCTGTTTATGAACGCCTCTTCTAGACCTTTAGGAACTTCATTAACTTCTTGTCTAAATGCACCAAATAAACCAGCATCCAATACTCTGAAACCATCATCAGTTTTTTCAACTCTGTAACTAGTTCCACTCACTCCAACGTTAAGACCTTCACCAGTCTTTAGTCCAAAATCTCTACCACCTAAGAATGCTTTAGTTAGTGGTGTTGTTACTGGTTCTGGTTTTGTTCTCTTTGCTTTCGTTGCTTTGACTTCATCCAAAACTGTACCATATGCACTATTCAATCCATCATTATCATAAACTCCTGCCCCAGCAACTGTTTTAATTGAAGCAAACTGACGTGCCAGTCCATCATTGTATTGCTCTGCAGTAATTTTTCCACTTAGATAATCTTGCTGACCTGCCATGTTTAGATAATATTCAGCAAGTTTATCTTGAGTTTCTTGATCAAATGTAGCATTTAAATCAATACCAAGTGCTTTTGCTGCTCTATCTGGATACAACATTTGATATGCACCAACTGCAGCACTTCTTTGTTCTTTGGGAATGCCCATGTTTCTCTGATGAGCAATATAATCCTTTTGATATTGAACAACATCAGCAATTGACATTTTAGTAATGTCTTCATCTTTTCTTGAGAAACCGTCAAGATACTTCTTAAATGTAGATCCATAATCACCACCAGATTCTAGTGATCTGATCTTTCCTTTTAATGTACCATCAGAAGCAGTTAAAGGACCTTTGCTAAAACCTCTAGCACGACTATCACCGTTGCCAACAGGATTTTCCGAACTGGATTTCTTTTTGCTCCATGAACTTGGATCCCAAAACTTAAAGTCTGGATTATCTACCCATGGAAGCAAACCTTTCAACCAATCAATAAATTTCTCCCATCCATTTCTCTTGTCATAATATTCTGTAAGTCCATCTGCAGAGAATTTAGCATACTCACTTTTATGCTTTTTCTGGTTAAGGAACATGCCTTCACCAAGTTTTTCACCAATTTTGATGGTCTCACCACTAGCACTACCACTCAAAGTTAATTCACTACCATGCATCATTGACAAATAACCAGACTTAGGTCCAGATGTAAATCCACCACCTGCCATCGATGGCATATTAGCATCTCTTGCCATCAATGCAGCATCAATACCTAAAGATGCAGCAGTTCCCAATCCAGGGATCATACTTGCTCCACCAGATGCAAGTTCCATACCAGCACCAGCAAAGTCACCTGCTAATGCTCTTTGTCCAGCAAATAGTGCTGCAGCTCCAAGTCCTAAGAATGGGATCTTTTTAAGACCCATCTTAAGACCACCTTTCATCAGTCCTTTACCAGCACCTTTTGCTAGTCCTTTACCAAGTCCTTTTCCTAATACTCCTTTTAAACCTTTTAAACCTTTACCTAATCCACCTAAACCTTTTAATCCTTTTAGACCTTTCAGTCCACCAAGCATACCGCCAAGACCGCCTAAAAGACCGCCTCCGCCACCGCCACCGCCAGCGGCAGGTGTTGTTGCAAGACCAGAAAATCCAGGACCAGCTCCTTTTTCTTCAGCGCGATTCTCTTTGAGCATCGCTTTCTGATCAGCAAGTGCTTGCTCACTTGCTTGCATCTCCTGATTTTTTAAATTGGTATCATTTGCAGTTTGATTGTTAATTGCACTAACAATCGCTGCAGTGTTGTTAGATAAAGCAGCAACAATGCTACCACCATTGTCTCCACCAGCATCGCCTCGTGCTGCTGCTCTGGCATCACGGATGGTCTGACCAAGAGTTTTTCTTTTATTACCGCTATCAGGATCAAGTCGAATTCCACTATTCTCAAACAAAGTCTGATCAAGTTGCCCAGATTTGTTGAGAAAATTATCAGCATTTAGCGGTCTTGATATGGATGAACCCATATCAACAAAGGATCCACCTTTTCTACCACCACCTCCGCTAGTAGGAGCATCTGCTGTGCCAGGAAGTCTAGGTCCACCAGGGGGAAGTGCAGGACGACCAGATGCTTTAGCAACGGCACCACCGCCGCTTCTGACCATTTGACTAAATGCACCAACTAAACCACCAGCACCTTTTTTTGCTAATGGTCCACCTCTGTCATCCTGAGGATCTGGTTTTTTATATACTTCTGCTGTATTTCCTTTTTTCTGCAGCACGAGAGCACCACCTTTATCTGGTGGAGCACCATTCTCTTCACCTCTTTCTAAAAGAGCTCCAAGAATATCACCGATATTCCTAAGAAAATCTTTATCACCTCTGGTGTCTTGGACTGATAGATATCCGTGTGCCATTAACGTTGCTTAGCTGCTAGTTCTTGCTGTTGTCGAACTTGATCTAGGTATTGCATGAGAAGACTGGTATATACCTGCCTTTCCCAAGGCATCATGTTTTCGATTTCACTCAAGCTATATTTATGGTGTTGCATCAAAGCAAAGTTAGTCTTATAGTACCCTTCCAAAGAATTATGGAAGAGTGCTATCCGAAAAAAGACGTTAACCCTGAAATAGTGTATTCTGAAGGTTCTCCCGTATTGGGATTTGTGACCTTAAATGTATGTGACAGCGAAGGAGCAGTTTCAAAGAATTTCTGTAACTTCTCAAATTGATTATTAGTCAGATTTTCGACGAATTCTACGAATTCCTTCTTTTTCGTAGTAGAACTGTCATATACATCTTCACCATCATAGATTTGATCAACGCAATCTGCGATAACATCGATAATAGTGTCTGCTGATGGTTGTTTACCCGCAATAGAGGATTTGACAAAAGAATCAAATCCAGGATATTTCATGATAATACCCATTTTGTCGGAAAGTTCAATTTTGGTGTTATGTCCTTCTGGAAACTGAACCTGAACTTCTGCCAAATTCAAATTATACTTAACTTGCGTTTTTCCGTCATCTTGGCAAGTTACGTTCATTTCAATAACTTCACCAACTGAGACGGCACGGATTTGAAGGAAAATATACTCCAAATCAAAAATAGCAAGATCTTCCAGTTTAATACGAGTTTGAATACAACCCTTCAGTAAAGTTCTTACTGCTGTTTCAATTTCTTTTTCGTCTTCTGTCTCTAATGCGATTAAAAGAAGTTTTTCCTCTTTTACGACAAATGGACGATATCTGATTTTTTTCTTATTTGACGGAATTGTCAATTCATAGGTTGGTAGTGCTACCTGTGGTAATGCCATTATGTTTAGACCAGTTCATATGTATATTTAGCGCGACTTTTAGAACCAAAAATTAG